ATCGTCAATTATATTCTCAATAATATGTTCCTGTTCTTTAGGTGTTTCTGAATACAACCAATTTTCAAATGCCTTAACCGTTTTTTGTTCTTGTACTTTTTTCTTTTTTGTTTCTTTTTTTAGATTGGCAACCTCTTCAAAGATAGAATCTAATTTTAAATCACCGATTACAGAATCAAATTCTTCTTTTTTTCTTTTCTTATCTTCTGCTACTAATTTAAAGAGTTCCGATAGTTCATTCATTTATTATCACCACTTCACTTTATTAGCCCAAAAGGCGGCACTCATCTTTCCTTTTGCAATATTTTTGGCGTGTCTGGTTTGAAATCTCTTACGACGACTTGCATATTCTTTTGATTCTCCCTCTTTCTTTGGAGAACCTTTTACACCTCTTTGTCCAAAACGAATGAGTTTTTCTTTTCCACCCTCACAAGCCTTTACGACGTGAGACTTACCCGTGAGTGAATCACCCACGGGTTCGGACTTTGGGGAGTTGCACTTCATTTCTGATTTTTTTGCTTCGGCAATAAATTTTGAAAAAGTTTTTTGTTCCTTTATTGGAGATTTTAATGGTTCTGGTCTGATTAAATCAATTATTTCAACAAAATCATTACCATTTGCATCTTGAAGTTTCACATTTTCCTCTACATTATGTTCTCCGCTATGAAGATAATCTGCAGCAGCATCAATATAATCTGCCGCTTTGGTAATTTTTGACTGAACCCAAGCCTCAATATTACCTTCTCCCTTTAACTTCCCACGAAGTCTCTTTGCCGCAGAAATAATCGTAGAAAGTTCAGACCTAGCCATTGAATATTCGTGATCTGGTTCTTTAGATTCATTTGCCGGATGAACCTGTGCAATATCATATTTTAGTTGATTTGTAGTCAACATTGATGGAGTTGAATACATTGCCCAAAACTTGGGTCCATATTTGCATTCTGATTGAGTTTCGTCTTTTTTGCACTTGGGACAATATCTAATCATTGTTTGTTCCTCCTTTACTGGTACACAATTGGGGACTATTTTTTTACCTTTCTTCTTCATACCTTCTTGCTTATATCCATCCCAACAATCTTCTGATTTTGTGCCCCAATTGGCAGCACCAACTTTGCGACACTTGACTAGTGCTCCCGATGCATATGCACTAGGCCAAACATCATATCTTGATTTTACTTTATTATAACAAGCATCTTTTTTACCACTACCTTTACCTGGTTTGTCTTTTACTTCTTGTAAATCCATTTCCTCTTTCCTTGTTTTTCTATCTGTTTTTACCATAGTTGGTTTAGCAGCACCAGATTTTTGTGGTTGATTTGGGTCTTCTCTTCTTTTTGCTGCTTGTGCGGCAAGCCTTTCCTCTCTACTCATTGAAGCACGTTTTTCAGAAGAAACGCATTTTGGAGTCGCAGTTTCCCCCTCCTCTCTAGCACAAGCATCTCCATCTACAACATCAACCCAACCTGGTTTTTTATTTTTTGATTTAGATTTACCAAACCAATCGAGAATACCTTCATTCACATCTTTAAATTTTTTATGATGCTTCTTAGCCTCTGCTTCCATTTTCTTCAAACGAGTATAATAATCTGGAATTTCATCTAGATGTTGAAGAGCAATTTCAGTTGCCAATTTTTGATTTTTTGTATGTTCGTGTTCAATTGGAGCACCCATATCAAGTTGTTTTTGAATAAAAGAAACTTTAAGACGATGCTTTTTAGCAATCTCTTCCACGGTCTTATATGGTTTTAATTGCTCGTTCATTTATTACAACTTATTATTCTTTATTATTTAGAAAACCTTGCTTCAGTAATTTTGACAATTCGGAAGTGGACCCAACAAATACGGCATTATTTGTTACGTTATTTGAAACTTTAGTATTATCTTCTTGAACATCTTTGAGTTTTTTCTGCAAATCTATAAGTTTATCCGTTGTATCTGCAACACTCTTAATAAGTTGCCCAGCCACTTCATATGCTCTTGGACTGCCACCTTCACCAGCAAGTTCCATAATTCCATTAATTGCTTCTTGACCTTTTTCAATTAGTGAATATAGATTTGCTCGGGTATATTCATAATCTTTTTTTATGTCATCCGTTTGTGCTGGAATAATATCAATTGATGTAGTTGATTTCTCTACTTCAACAATACTACTTTCAATATTTAATGCTTTATCCAAATCGTCATAATTATTTTTCATAATTTATTAAATATCTTTTTGTTGAGTTGGACTATAAGTTCTAGCATCGCTATATGTCTCAGAAGTTTCATTAAATCCAAAATCATCATCCGGATCGGCATCAATAGGATCTGGAGTGAGTGTATATCGCATTTCACGTTTAGCAACAGTCGTATCGGTTCCAGTATAATAATCTACCTGTACTTTTCTGATAAGACCATCCGTACTGTCGGCAATTGGTCCGAATAGATAAGTTTTTGCTGTAAAATTTAAAGTATATATTAGAGTTCTTCTAGTTGAATAATCTCCCTCATAATCGTCAGTAAAAGATACGCTATCCAAGACTACAGGAATATCTCTTTTTTCCCCAATAGAATCTATCAAATCTACAGTTAAATTGAATGATGGTTGAAAACTTGGAAGAATCTGCTCCACTATCTGTAGTGCATCATCCTGAAGTTTGGTCATAATATTTAATTGAAAACCAATATTGTATGGAACAGGCATATAAACTTTTTTTACAGTGTTGCCATTTCCACAGGTTTTAAAAGTTTGAGTTATATTTGCTTTTCTTGTAGAATCATACTGAATAGAAGTCATTTCAAATGATATTCTGGGAAGAGTAATTTGAATTGCTTTATTTAATTCAGATTGCTGCTCAATCCTAGCAAGAAACTTTTGCATAGGACCATATCCAAGAGGAACCTTCATCTGACTGATTCCTACATCAGATGAATTTTTATGCTCTATGTAAATATTATTAAAAAGAGTTCCAAATGCAGTAACAGTCTTTCTAATAATTTGATGGTAAAAATAGGTTCCTAACGTTTTTCTATACCCGTTTATTCAATCATTACCGTATTATATATTTATAGTATCAATAAGAACCAAACGGATTAGATTCAGAAAAATCTAAAATGGCTGCCGCTTCGGTTTGAATTTGTAAATTATCACCATACTTATCATAAGGATTCCAATTATCATAAGTGTTTACGGAATATCTAGCACTAGAGATTGATCCTGCAATTGTTTCTCCTGGGAAAAATCCTTTAGACGCTACATTATCTACAAAAGAAACTTTAAGTGTCTTCGTATCAAAATCCCAAGATTTAACTCTAGCTGTTGTTCCGGACCTGGATCCTGTTACAATCTCATTAAATATGTAAGTTCCAATTCCAGTTAGAATCGGAGGTCCATTAATGATTACTTGAGGAGCAACTGTATAACCCTCTCCAGGATTTGTAATTGTAATAGAAGATACACTTTGAGCAGTACCAACAACTGATGATATTGCCGTTGCGGTTTCTCCCAATCCAACATTACCTACAATAGTTACATAAGGTGCCGTTGAATATCCAACTCCATTATCAGTAAGATTTATAGAAATTACACCAGATCTAGAAGTTTCAATTGAACAGGTGGCAGCAGCACCAGTACCATTTCCAGTTATTGAAATAATTGGAGCAATTGTATATCCAATTCCAGCATTTTTCAGTATTATTCCTTTTATCGCATAAAAACCAGAGTTTACTTCTGTAATTGGTTCGGCAATTGCATTCGTACCTCCAAAAGGAGCAGAAGATATACTTACGACAGGTGGGGATGTATATCCATATCCATCATTATTAAGTATTATTTCTCTAATATAACCAGTTCCAATTGTTGCGGTTGCAGTAGCAGTTCTTCCAATACCTATTAAACTTAACGTTGTTATATATCCTTCATCTTGAACCTGAGTATCAATTTCATCAATTGTAGTATCAATAATCTCATCTTCATATTCAAATAACTCACACTTCAATTCATAAACATATAATTTTCCTAATTGATAAAATGGTTGCTCATGCTCTACAAATTTAACTTCAAATAATCTTTTACCTAAAGGAAAATAAATTAGATCTCCTTCTTTAGGTCTAGAGGATACTTTTATATTTGGTTGATTTTGAATCAATGGTGAGATATAGTTTTTAAACC